CCGGGCAGTACCGGATCACCCGGAACGGCACGATCGTTGTGCCCGTCGACAACACGCCCCTGATCCAGGTCACGAACGTGGCCATGGGTCTGGTCGCGGGCCAGCTCACGGCGCTGCCGGACCTGTCCCGGCTGCGGCTGGGCAAGAAGACGGTGACGATCCCGACCTCGTCCCTGGCCTACCCGCCGTTCGCGCCGTCCGCGGCCGCGTACTCCCGCGCCGGCTACGTGTTCGCCGACGTCACCTACGTCAACGGCTGGGCCCACGCCCAGACCGCGACGGGCAGCGCCGCCGGGGCGATGGTGCTGCAGGTGACCGGCACGGGGCTGGGCATCGTGCCCGGGCTGCCGCTGACCGTGTACGACGGCACCGCGAACGGCGCCAACACCGAGCAGGTCGTCGTCGCCTCGACGTACCAGTTCGGGTCGCCGTTCGTGCCGCTGGCCGCGCCCACCCAGTACGGCCACGGGCCCGGCTGCTCGGTGAGCGCGCTGCCCGGGTTCGCCCGGGAGGCCGTGATCTGCATGACCTCGGCCCTGATCAAGACCCGCGGGTCGGACGCCTACGTGATGCCGTCCGGGCCCCGGCAGCAGATGAAAATCGAAACGCTGATGCCCGGCGCGGACGAGGACATCGACCTGGCGATGGAGCTGCTCGAGCCGCTTCGGCGGGTCTGGTGAGCCGCACCACCGTCCGGGCGGCGATCGCCTCGTTCATATCGGGGGCGGGCATCACCGGTCTGCAGGCCGTGTACAAGGCCAAGCCGACGTTCTTCCCCGGCGAGCTGCTCAGGTTGTCCGCCGACAACGGCTCGGGCGCGTTCGCGTGGGTCGACCTCGGGCACTCCGACGAGGACCGCTGGTCGGCGCCGGCGTCCTACCCGGGCTACACCGGCGCCGGCGACAAGGGCGTCCACTACGCGGTGCAGCTGGTCGTGGAGTACCAGTACCTGATCCCGCAGCAGACGTCGGCGCCGGTGTCCCCGGACAACTGGGTCACGGCCGAGGACGCGATCCTGCAGGCCATCAAGGACCGGATCCACTCCGACCCGCAGATGGGCACCGACGGCACGGTGGTCTTCGCCGCCGGCCAGAACCAGAACGGCCTGGCGGTCAGCCCCGACGATCCGGTGTACGAGGCCGGGAAGGTGCTGTCGATCCACGGGATCGACTTCCGCGTGACCGAGGTCATCCAGGCCTGACATGGCTAAGCGCCCACGCCGCGCCGTCTCGGCCGCGACCCGCCGCAAGCTGTCCAAGGCCTCCCGGGGGCGCCACGCCTCGGCGAAGACCCGCGCCAAGGAGTCCAAGGCCCAGAAGGGCAAGCGCCGCACCTCGGCGCAGCGCGCGGCCCAGTCCAAGCGGCAGAAGGGCCGGCACCACCGCGGCGTGAAGCGCACCGCCGCGCAGAAGGCCGCCGAGTCCAAGCGCCTGAAAGGCAAGCACCACAAGGGCGTCAAGAAGACCGCGGCCCAGCGTGCCGCGCAGAGCGCCCGCATGAAGGGCAAGAAACGCCCCCACAAGGGCCACCCCACCAAGTCCGCAGGCAGGAGCCATGGCCGACGACACACCCCCAGACGCGTCCGGCACCTCCGGGAGCGCATCTACCCCAGCCGCTTCAAGCACGGCCGCAACCGGCTCCCCGCGCGCTTCAAGAAGGGCCGCGCCATCCGCGGCATCCGAAGCCCCTTCGCCCGCGGACGACACCACCTCCGCGACTGGCGAAGCCGAGGGCGCCGCCGCTGACGCCCCACCGGCGCCCCGGCCGGGCTGGTACCGCAACTGCGGCAACACCCCGCTGACCGTCCAGCCCGACGGCTACCCCGCGGCGCTCCTGGCCCCGGGCGGGGCCGCGTGGCTGCCGGACGACCCGTGCCACGCCGACACCGAACCCTGCGACGCCCCGGCGCCGGCCGAGGTCCAGACCGAAACGGAGTAGCCGATGACCGCGCCCCCGGTGCCGCAGGTATGGCCCACAAGCAAGCAGACCGTCGGCCTGAACATCGAGACAACGCCCGGCGCGGGCGGCACCCCGAACTTCTGGCTGCCGGTCGACCACTTCAACTGGAACAACAAGCCGACGTGGCTGAAGGACATGGCCGGCCGCGGCGTCATGGGCAAGGACTCCTTCAACGTCATTAAGGGCGTGGAGATCGGCGAGCTCGACTTCGACGGCCCGTTCTACTGCGACACCGGACCTTTCCTGGTCGCGAACGCACTCGGCGACGTCACCGCCACCGGCACCGCGACCACGCCGACCGGCACCCTGTCGGCGCCCTCGATCGTCGGCGCCACGTCGGTGTCGTCGTCGGTGTCGATCCCGAACGCCACCCTGATCCAGATCGACGTCGGCAACCTCGCCGAGATCGTCACCACCACCGGGGTGCCGACCGGCTCCTTCACGATCCCGGTCCCGGCGCTGACCAAGCCGCACGCCAACGGCGTGGCCATCACCGCGATCCAGTCCACGGGGCCGTTCGTGCACCGCATGGCGCTGATGAACTCCGGTGCGGGCCGCGGCCAGGGCGCGGGCTCCGCGCAGCCGTCGACGCTGGCGATCTCGCAGTGGTACGGCCCGGCCGCGACGTCCGGCGCCCGGCAGTTCGTGTGCGTGGTCATCACCGAGTTCACGCTGAAGTGGAACGCCGAGACGGAGCTCGTCACCTACACCGCGAAGGCGATCGCCTGGGCCGGCACCCCCATGGCCTCGATCCCGGCGCCGTCGTACAGCGCGGCCAAGCCGCTGCCGTCGTGGGCCGCGCAGATCGGCATCGCCGGCCCGGCCTCCGGCGGGACGCTGGTGACGTTCTCGGAGTCCGCCGAGTACAACATCCACCGCGCCGCCAAGGCGTACTTCACCGGCCAGAACTCCCAGAACCCGTACCTGATCGTCCGCGGGGACGTGTCGGCGGACTGGAAGTCGACGTTCGTCGCCGCCGACGACTCGCCGGTCACGCACCTGGAGAACAACGACCAGCCGCAGTACCAGTGCGTGTTCACCAACGGCCTGACCGGCGCGAACGCCCTGGGTCTGCAGGTGGACATGCAGCAGACCACGTGGACGGAGTCCAAGGCGACTTTCGGCAAGGAGGCCGTCGGGTTCGACTCCACCGGCGGCACCGTCTTCAACACCACGAACGCCGGCTACACCGGCGGCACGGCGCCGATCTCCATGTCCTTCACCAACGCCGTCGCGGCCGGGTCCTACACGTAGGCCCGGCCCCCGGCTGCCCACCCACACCTGGAGCACCATGACCCACGAGCACGAGCAGTACCCGCCGGCGGGTCCCGGACACCTGACGTTCGCCACCGGCGGCACCGTGTCCGGCGACGCCGCGGCGGTCCTGGAGCCGGGCCCGGCGCCGTTCACCGTCCCGGAGGCGGCGCTGCACAGCATGATGCCGGAGGGCACCACCGTCGAGGTCGTGCCCGGCTCCTACGAGGAGTTCGCGCGCCACGCCGCGGCCAAGTTCCCCCTCGAGTTCGCCGCGGCCCGCGGCCGCCGGTACGAGCGCAACGCCCCCGCGGGCGCCCGCATGATGCCCTCGGGCAACTGGGTGGTCGTCAAGGACCCGCACAGCCTCACCCGCGGCGACAAGCGCGAGCTGATCCGCCGAGGCCAGACCGTCGACGAGCAGGACCCGGCCGGGCGCATCTTCCTGGTGCAGGACCTCGTGCACCAGAAGCTCATCACCGCCTGGTCCTACCCGCATCCCCTCCCGTCGCAGGACCCGGCGTCGCTGGACCTGCTGCCCGCCGAGGACGACGACGCCCTGGACGGGCTCATCGCCGAGGTCAACGCGCTGCTGTTCCCCAAGCCCGTCTCGGTCGACGACTACGCCGACCCGAACTCCCCTACAGCGCCCTCCGGCGAGTAAGGGCCGCCCTGGAGGGAGGAGAGGGAGCGGCCCGCATCAAGTGGCCCGACGGCGACCCGTATCTCGACGTCCTCGACTACGCCTGGTACGCCCGCCGGCACAACTGGACCCCCGAACAGGTCGATGCGCTGCCCGCGCACTTCGACGCACGGTACCCGGACGTCGCGAAGGTCTGGGACGAGCGATAGGGGGCGCTGACATGGCTGACGGCATGATCTGGCACGGGATCCCCGAGTTCAAGGCGGCCCTGGACAAGGCCGTCGCCGACGCCTACAAGGCCGGCCAGCGCGGCGCGAACAACGCCGCGGCGCTGGTCGACAAGACCGTCAAGGCGAAGCTGTCGCTGACCACCCACAAGCGCGGCACCCCGACGCCCTCGCGGCCCGGGGAGCCGCCTTCTCTCATCTCCGGGCAGATGCGGCGCAGCGTCCTGATCGTGCCCGCGGTGCCGTACGGCGCGACCGCGTGGAAGTCGCAGGTGGGCCCGACCGCGGTCCAGTCCCGCGTGCAGGAGCTCGGCGGCAGCACCGGCACAACCGTGCTCCCCGCGCGGCCGTACCTGGAGCCGTCGGTGAAGGAGCTCATCGACTCCGGGGCGCTGTGGCTGGCGTTCCGCAGCGGATACGGGTCCTTCTGATGGCGCTCGGGGGCGGGCTGCTGCCGCCGCTGGTGGCCGAGCTCATCATGGACATCGACAAGTACTCGGCCGGCGCCCTGAAGGCGCAGGCCACGACCACGTCGCTGGCCGACACCACCAAGGCCACGATGGGCAAGGTCGGCAAGGCCGCCTCGGAGGCGATGCTCGGCATCGGCGTGGCCTCGGTGGTGATGGCGTCGAACTTCGACGCGCAGATGACCCGGCTGTACACCGCGGCCGGCGCGCCGAAGCAGGCCGTGCAGGAGGCAACGGGCCAGGTCCTGGCCCTGGGCAATGCGGTCGGGTTCTCCGGCACGCAGATCGCCGAGGCGCTGTACCACCCGGTGTCGGCGGGCCTGGAGCTGGCGACGTCGCTGCAGGCGGTGAAGTTCTCCGCCGAGGAGGCGCAGATCTCCGGCGCCTCGCTGGACGACACCACCTATGCCCTGAGCTCGGTCATGAAGGCGTTCAACCAGGACGCATCCCAGGCCCACGACACGATGGCGCTGCTGAACTCCATCGTTGGCCAAGGCGACATGCGGTTCCAGGACTTCAACACCTCGGTGAAGAACTGGGCCCCGACCGCGGCGCAGATGGGTATCTCGATCCAGTCGATGGGCGCGGGGCTGGCCTACCTGACCGACCGGGGCAACTCCGCCGAGGAGGCGGCGACCCGGGTCACGATGGGCCTGTCGATGATGACGACGCCGTCAAAGCAGGCCGCGACCCTGCTGGAGGGTTTGGGCGTGGCGTCCTCGGACGTGTCGGCGTCGTCGGAGGCGATGACGCAGGTCCTGCAGAAGACGGGCATCACCCAGAACCAGCTGGCCGCGGACCTGCAGAAGCCCGACGGTATCTACGTGGCGCTGACGCACCTGAAGGACGCGCTGGACCAGGCGGGCGTGCACGGCACCGAGGCCGACAGCGTCCTGGCGAAGATCTTCGGGGGTGGCCGCAGCGACAAGGCGATCATGTCGCTGATGCAGAACTTGGATGGTTTGAAGACGAAGTTCGACGACATCGGCACCGGGGTCACCAAGTTCGACCAGAACTGGGCCGATACGCAGGCGACCTTCGCTTTCCGGCTCAAGCAGCTCCAGGCCGAAAGCGAGAACCTGGCCATCTCCTTCGGCAACAAGCTGATCCCCGTCATCGAGGGCGTCGTCGGCTGGTTCGCGAAGAACCAGTGGGCCGTGGAGTCCCTGGCCGTCGTCATCGGCGGCGTCCTGACGCTGTCCGTCATCAAGTACGCACAGACCCTGACGGGGACCGTCATCACGGCCATCGCCAAGACGGTGCTTGGCGTCAAGGCACTCGGAGACGCCTCCGAGGGGTCCGCGGCCAAGCAGGCCGCGGCGGCGGCCTCGGCCGAGTCGATGGGCACCAAGCTCGGCAACGTCATTCCCGTCGTCGGCGCGGTCGCCGGCGGGATGGTCCTGCTCGGCCAGAAGATCAACGACTGGGTCGGCCAGGGCGACAAGGCCGGTTTCACCGCCGACCAGCTGACGGCGGCGATGCTCGGCGCGGGCGGTGCCGCGGCAGCGCTGTCGACGAACGTCAACGACGCCGGGACGAACGTTGACCTGCTCGGCGACAAGCTGGACGCCCCGGTCAGCAAGATGGCCGACCTCGGTATCAGCCTGGCGCACGGCGGCCAGATGATAGGCAACGCCTCGATGATGACCGGCCAGCTCGACGCCTCCCTGGCGAGCATGGTCGAGTCCGGCAACGGCGCCCAGGCCGCGGCGGTCATCAATCAGATGGCCTCGGCGACCGACGCCCAGGGCAAGAAGATCGTCAACGTTCTGGCAGCATTCCCGCAGTATCAGGCCGCGCTGGACCACCTCAAGGCCTCCGGCGCCGAGCAGGCCGCCGCTGCCGACGGCAGCACGCAGGCCGTTGACGCCAACTCCGTGGCCATGGACGAGAACGCCAAGAGCATCGGCCAGGCGGTCGACGCGGGGAACTCCCTCACCGACGCCATCAAGGCCGTCACCGACGCCTACACGGCCCTGTCGGACAACCTGTCCAGCTCCGGGATCCTGCTGGACTTCAAGAAGGACCTGATGTCGGTCACCGACGAGGTCAACAAGAACGGCAAGGCGTTCAACGACAACTCGCTGGCCGGCATCGCCAACATGCAGGACTTCGGCAAAGCGGCGAAGGAGATCCTTGACTACCGCGACGCCCAGATCAAAGCCGCCGGTGGCACCAACGCCAGCACGGACGCGATCAACGCCGCGAACAAGACGGCGGGCGACCAGGCCGCGCAGCTGCTGAAGGTCTGGGAGCAGGTCACCGGCAACAAGAAGGCCGTCGACGACTACGCGGCCAGCATCGGACTGGTTCCCAAGGACATGTCCACCACCGTCTCCACCCCGGGCCTGTCCTCCGCGCTGTCCGGGTTCTACCAGCTCGCCCAGGACGCCGGGAACATCGTCGGCAAGGGCGGCTCGCGGATCCAGACGAACGCCGCCGGCGGCTACATCTCCGGGGCGGGCACGTCCACGTCGGACTCGATCCTGTCGTGGCTGTCCAACGGGGAGTACGTGCTGAACGCCGCCACAGTGTCGGCGATCGGCCGGCCGGTGCTGGACGCACTGAACTCCGGCGGCCGCTCCGGCGCGCTGCCGTCCGCCGCCGGCGCCTCGTTCGCCGGCGGCGCACTCGGAACGACGGTGGTCCAGGTGATCCTGGACGGCAAGGTCGTCGCCGGGGCCGTGCAGCGCTCGACGCTGCGCCGCGACCTGCGCAACTCCGGCAACGGGCTGGCGCTGTCCGGAACCGGCCGCCAGTGAGCGTCGCGACCATCCCGCAGGTCGTCTACGAGTTCGCGTTCAACGCCGACCCGAACCAGGCCGCGGTGCCGCCGTACTGGACGGACCTGTCCACGCGGGTGCTGTTCGGCTGGGGCACCACGCACGGCCGCCAGTACGAGCTGGACGTGAACGAGGCCGGCGAGTGGCAGGTGGAGCTGGACAATCGCGACGGCGCCCTGGACCCGCTGAACGCCTCCTCCCCGTTCTATCCGAACGTGCTGCCCGAGCGGGCCTGCCGGATCCGGTGCGTGCTCGGCAACAACCTGCTGCTGCCGGACCAGGCGTCCTCCGGTGAGTTCTCGCCGCTGGGCGCCGGGCCGGTACCGCCGTGGGCCGGCGTCGGATCGCTGTCGGGCTACCAGGTGTCCGTCGCGGCCACCGGGTCGTCGTTCCAGGGCACCCAGGTGTTCGCGGTGACGGTGCCCTACGGGGCCGCCGCGCCCAAGGACGTGCTCGACGTCGCCGTGGCACAGGTGAACGCCGGGCAGGTCTACACGTTCACCGCGCAGGTGCAGGTGCGCACCTCCGGCCAGAACCCCACGGTCAACGTCGCGGTCAACTGGCTGAACACCGCGGGCGGCACGGTGTCCACCACGTCCGGGACCGGGTCGGCGCTGACCGGCGCGTCGGGGACGTGGACGCAGCTGACCATGACGGGCACGGCCCCGGCCGGGGCGGTCGCCGCGGTGCTGCGGGTCGTCACCGCGACCACGCCGGGCGCGAACACCGTGTTCTGGGTCGACGGCATGCAGCTGGAGGCGCGCTCGTATGCGACGCGCTGGCAGATGCCGTGGGGCACCGGCGTGAACCTGCTGCCGCAGAACGTCGCCACCGGCGCCGAGACCGTCAACCCGGTCAGCGACTCGGCCGGGAACTGGTTCTACCCGACCGGTGCGGCCACGGTCGCGCGCGCCACGAACCTGACGGCGACTCCGGTCGACGGCACGACCGCGGTTGCGTGGACGGTGCCGTCGGCGGTCACCGCCGGGACGGCGCTGCTGTACGCGGGCGTCGCGCCGTCCGGCGCGCCGGCGGGCCCCGCGGCGGACTGCGTGCAGGTGGCGGCCGGATCGCAGTACACCGCCTCGGCGTACCTGTCGCGGGTGTCCACCGCGGACGCGATCCAGGTGTCGGTGTCGATCGCCTGGTACGGCGTGGCCGGCGGGGCCGCGCTGTCGACGACGGCCGGCGCCGCCTCGGCGGTGTCCGCCGGGTCCTGGACCCGCGTGTCGGCGACCGGCACGGCCCCGGCGGGGGCGGTGTGGGGCCGGATGCTGCTGACGGTCACCTCGCCGACCACCACCGTGTCGAACACGATCTACGCCGCCGCCTGGCAGATGGAGCAGGCCGGTTCGGCATCGGCGTGGGCGGATCCGGGCACGACCGCATTCCCGTTCACCGGCTACGTCGAGCGCTGGCCGCGCGGCTGGGACGAGCTGAACGGCACCTTCGGCACCTCCAAGCTGGTGTGCGTGGACGCGCTGGCGGCGCTGGCGCAGTTCACGCTGCAATCGCCGTTCGTCAACGAGATCCTGGCGATGGGCCCGAACTTTGCCTATCTGCTCAACGACCCGGCCGGATCCACAACGTGCGCGGACGCCTCCGGCAATCGCATCGCCGCGCCGGTGGAGCAGAGCCCGTACGGGGCCGGGTCGCTGACGTTCGGCAACTCCATCACCTCCACCAGCTCTTCGCTCGGGTTCATCGGCACCCCCGGGCCGGTAGCTACGTTCGTCAACAACACCTCCTCCGGGTTCCAGCTCGGCGAGACGTACGTGTCGCTGCACAAGACGACCACCGCGCCCGGGCCCCCGCCGACCTGGACCCGGCTGATGGCCTTCCGCGCCCCGGCTGTACCCGGCGGCGGCGGAAACGTCTTCCAGATCTGGTGCGCGTCGCCCCGGCAGTTCTCGGAGAACTCGTTCTTCGAGTTCGCGATCCTTACCGGCGGCCAGATCTTCATCAACTTCATCGACCAGGCCGGGACCGGCGGCGTCAGCTGGACCAGCCCGGCCTCGGTGTGCGACGGGAACTGGCACCTGGCCGCCGCCGGCGTCGACTTCACCTCCGGCACCTCCACCGCCTGGTTCGACGGGGTGCAGGTGGCCACGGTCGGATCGACCGGCTCCGCCTTCGACATTTACAGCGACGTCCTGGGCTGCTACGTACAGTCCGACATCGCGGTGTACAAGTCCGGGTTCAAGGGCGACGCGGCGTTCGCCGTGGAGTTCCCGTTCCTGATCACCGGCGCCCAGATGGCCAACCTGTACAACTCCTTCCGGACGGCGTCCTCCGGGGACATCTCGGGGGCCCGGTACCGCAGGATCCTCACCTGGTGCGGCTGGACCGGCCCTACTGCGATCGATACCGGCTCGACGCAGTCGATGGGGCCGGCTACCGACACCGACGGCGCCTCGGGCCTGGACGCGCTGAACAACGTGGCCCTGACCGAGAACGGCGACTCGTTCGCGTCGATGTCCGGGGCGATGACGTTCAAGGGCCGCGGGGCGCTGTACAACTCCCGCACGCCGGCGTTCGTGTTCGGCGAGGGCTCGCCGGTCGGGAACTTCGGCGAGTGGCCGTGCGAGATCGGCAGCATCGACTTCGACCCGGCGCACCTGGCGAACGCCGTCCAGGCCCAGCAGTACACCGGCCCGACGTTCCAGCGCCTGGACGCCACCTCGCGGCGCCGGTTCTTCCCGCGGCTGTACCAGCGCTCGATCAACTCCACGTCGGCCGCCGAGGTTCAGGACGCAGCCACGTACCTGCTGGGGCAGCTGAAGGACCCGAAGCAGCGCGCCGACGTCATCCGCCTGCACCCCTCGGCGATCCCGGGCCTGTTCGCGGTGTGCCTGCAGCTGGAGAAGGGCGTCCGGATCCGGCTGTATCAGCGGCCGCCCGGCGGGGCCCCGCCGACGGTGCTCGACCTGTTCGTGCAGAAGGTCGACTGGAACTGGACCGGCGACGTCAACGACGTGTTCGTGGACGTGCAGGGCTCCCCGGCGGACCTGCAGGCCTACGGGGTGCTGGCCGCGCTGCACACCACACTGAACGTGCAGGCCGCCTCCGGGCAGAACAAGGCCACGATCAACGGGCTCGCGGACGCGGCGACGAACCAGCTGGTGCAGTCGCTGCCCTCGGGGTACAGCCTGCGGTTCGAGCCGGGGACGCCGCGCGACGAGACGCTGACGCTCGCCGCGGGCGGGATCCCGGCCACGACGGTGCCGTGGACCACGGCGCAGCTGACGTTCACCACCAACTTCCAGTTCACCCACGGCGCGAACACCACGGTGTGCGAGCCGCTCCCGGCCGGCTACTCCGACCCGACCGCCTGGGACGCCTCCGCGGTGTCCGGCGCGGCCTACACCACGATCCTGTCCGGCGGCGGGTTCGGCACGAACAACGTCACCGTCGGGCCGCTGGCCGATGCCGCGTACAACGCCCTGGGCTCGACGTGGAACGGCGGCGACACCGTGACGCTGTCCCCGGGCACCCCGAATGCCGAGACCGTGACGATCAAGTCGGTGTCGGCGACGCTGCCCGGCTACACCTCCTGCACCCTTACGTTCACCGCCAACCTGGCCCACTCCCACACCGCCGGCGACTACGTGTGCGACGTGCTGCCCGGCGGCGTCACCAACCCGACCGCGCTGGCTCCGACCCTGCGATTGGCGTACTGATGGCCAACCTTCCGGTGCCGAGCCCGCGCACGTTCGGCGTCACCGAGATCGAGGTCGCGTCCTATTTCAACAGCTTGCGCGACGCGCTGCTGTTCCTGCTGAACCCGCCGATGGCCTCGGTGTTCCAGAACACGATCCAGTCCATCCCGAGCGCGACCTGGACCGACCTGACGATGGACTCGACCGTCGTCGACTCCTACGGCGCCCACTCGAACGTCACGAACAATGCCCGCATCACCGCGGTGGTGTCCGGCTGGTACTGGCCCGCCGGCGGCAGCAGCCTCGTGGCGAACGCCACCGGGGCCAGAGGCGCGAAGTTCGCCAAGAACGGCACCAGCGTCCAGGGCACCGCGGGCCTGTTCGGCAACGCCGGCTCCGCGATCCCCAGCGCCCCGGCGGCGATCTCGCTGCCGGTGTTCCTCAACGCCGGCGACTACGTGACGATCCAGACCTACCAGACCTCCGGCGGCGCCCTGAACACCCAGCTCGGCGGCGACGACAACCCGGCCTTCGCCCTGTTCTGGATGCACGCCTGATGCGAAAGGAAGGGAACCGGCCGTGACGCTGCCCGCCGACCTGAACCTCATCACCGTCACCGGCTTCTACGTCGACGTGCTCGGCACCCCGCTGTCGGGCTCGGTGACGTTCGTCCTCGGCCA